CCACCAAAGTGTTTAGTACTCAGGAAGGTTTTCTAAGTTATCCTTGGATGTACCATTAGGTCTAGTAGTAATGTAATCAGTACCGTTGACACGGTCCTTAACCACTTTTTGACCTTTCTTCCACTTACCGTCATCACCTTTGAAAATGGTGTAAAAGGTATAGCCGCTATCGATTTTATTCACTACCCACTGCCGTGTTTCTGATGTCCCTTCTCCAACAGTATCGCCATTATCGACATGCACATACACATGGGTAATGTGAGTGTGTTTATCGTTATATCGGACTTTAGAAATAAGGTAATCAGCCCATTTATCAGTCATATTTCACCAGAAGTTTGAACAGGAAAAGCCCTGCAATACATTTATAAACAACAAAACAGACTCTTCCTATTCCACGACAGCAATGTAGTGATCTAGAGCAATTTTATATTCCTGATAACCTCAAGATAATTCTGCCTTTACGCTTTATGCTCAAATCCCATTAAATAAAGCCAGTCGCTCTTTGTGACTGTCGCTCATATCGAAAGCAAAATCTTCGTGTTCTGCCAGGAATGTGCCGAACGCCATGAGTGCAGAAACCGCCGGGTCTATCTTGTTGGAGGATTTCTTTTTGTTAGGTTTGATATTGGCGTTGGCATCGGACTCCATCACCACGTTACCAATCGCCCAGGCCAGAACCGGATCGCCACGATGGCGCACCACCTTGCGGTTAACAAAAACCTCAAAAGATTTCGCTACCGGACTGAATTTCAGATAGGTTTGCGGGAACGGCTCCACATCGAGGCCAGCCCCCTGTAACTGGGTTCGCAAGTGTGTCGCGTTCCACGTATCAAAGCCCACCAGCCGGATATTGAATATTTCAGCGTCGCGCAGGATATCGTCACGGATGCGATCATAGTCAATACAGTCGCCGGGGGTGGTGCGTATCCAGCCCGCTTTTACCCACTGCCGATAGATGGCGCGGTTTTTGTTAGCAACGTTAAGTAGTTGTGCTTCGGGCAGATAGTGCCGGGTAAGAAGCCTGATCTCGCGTTCAAACGGGAAAGCGTAACTCACACTGGTAATATCGCTGGTTGAGGACAGGTCAAATCCGGCGTAACACTCCATCCCGGACAGATCTTCTTCGGCATAATCGAGTGCACAGGCATCCCATGCCCCGGCACCCATCCACGGAGTGGAACCCTGACACCAGATATTGAAACGCTTGGTCAGCATCTCCACCCATTGTGACGGTATACCCCGCGCTTTTTGGATGGTGGATTCCAGCTTCGCCGCGTCAACGGACACATGCAGGTTAGGGTTGGCCTTGATCCACATTTCAGGCTGCTCAACCTCGCTTTCGTCGTCCAGTTCGTAGATCAGGACAAACAGCGAATCGTTGCTCTCTTCCCCGGCCAGAATCTGACAGCAGTAGTCGTAATGCTGTTTACAGGCTGAGACAACGTTACTCCCGGCGGTCGTTATGGCGAACAAAATAGCCTCAGGACGTGCGCCCATACCCAGCTCAAGGGCGGAATAAACGCCGTTATCCGGGTGAAGGTGGTACTCATCGACAATCGCTAGGCTGGGGTTAGTCCCTTCAATGGTGGCCGCTTTCGCCGCCAGCGGCTTTAGCAGGCTGTTGCTCTTCGGGAAAATGACCTTATGCGCCTGAATATTGACGCGCTTTTTCAGCGGTTTTGACAGCAGGCACATCTGGCGGGCATCGTCGAACACAATCCGGGCCTGATCCCGGCTCACCGCCGCCGTGTAGATATCCTGCTGCCCCTTCTCCATCACAAGAAACCAGTTAGCCAGCATCGCAGCCACGGTGGATTTGGCATTCTTGCGCGGTACTTCGATAAAGGCGCTGCTGTACTTCCGGCGACCTGACTCCCTGACCTTAAAGCCCAGCAGGTTAGCAAAAGCGAACTGCTGCCACGGTTCCAGTTCGATTGGCTGGCGGCGCAACGGGCCTTTGACGTGTGGGCAGAGCCGAGAGAACGCAATAAATCGCTCGACAGTCGCTGTATCGAACTCATAACGGGAGTCATTCAGGTCTGAAAAGTACCTTTCCACGGCCTGTTTAACCCGCTTACAGGCCGGAATTTCTCCAGATTTAATGGCGTTTGCGTAATCATTCCAGACGGTCAATCTCGTCTTCCTCTTCCGTTTCTACCTGGTTACGGCGACGGCTTACCGGATCAAAGCCCAGCAGCGACGACATTTTAATCATGATTTTTTCAGCATCAGCCTTTGCACTCAGTGCCGGGTTCCGGCTCTCTCCGCCCTGGCTGTTCACAATGCTGAACCCACGGCTGGCAAGGTCTTCCACGGCTTTGCGGTACATCGAATAGTTGACGCAATAAAGCTCAAGGCTGTTCCAGTCGGCAGGCGTCAGATCACCACGTTCCGCCAGTTGCTTCGCCTTTGCTTTCCACTGCTGCACCGCGATTTCATCAAGATAAGCGGGCGGTTTGGGTGGTCTTGCCATAAATCACTGTTTTCCTTTTCGTTTTATTTTCAAAAAAATCACCGTTCATAAAAATTTGAGGGGGCGGGTGGTTCCTCGCTGAGAGGGGTTTGTCCTGAAAACCTCCCCCACCCCGTCCATTCGGCCTGTCAGCGGTTGCGAAAGCATTCCATAAGCTCCCGGTCACGCTGGCTCATGCGCTTTGCTGCGGGCTTCTTATGCGCTCTCTGTCTGGCTGGTTGCCATGACTCACGCTGCTTTATCAGCCCACTAATCAGCCGCTGCTGTTCCTGCTCAGTCATTGTTTGCCTCATAGATCCAGTCGGTGCGATGACGTGCTGCTTCTTCCTGCTCACGGAACTTACCGGCTTTACGCTGCTGCTTCGTCACCGGGTCTGTTGTGGTTGTCTTCCGTCCATGACAGGCAGCGCATAACGACTGGTGATTACTGGCGGGCCAGAACAGCACATCGGCCTCACCCTCGATAGGGATGATGTGATCGACGATAGTTGCCGATGTATAGACGCCAGCCTTGAGACAGTGAACACACAGCGGATTAGCTTTCAGAAAATGACGACGGTATTCGCCCCAGCGGTTGGAGTAACCGCGCTCTGTTCGTGTACCTCTTCGGCTGTCGCTTTGTCGGCGGGCATCCCGCTTATGCTCATCACACTTGCCGGACTTCACCCGCTTATTGCACCCCGGCTCATTGCACCGGCGTAGTGGTTGCCACGGCATCAGTACACCCCCACATCTCGGTAGACAGACCACAGCGCAGAGATAGCCAGCGGAACCTCTTTCGCCTCAGCATCGGCAATCATCGTGCGGTACTCGTACAGCTGAGAGACGTACATCAGACAGCCGATCTTGATAGCCGGGGTAAACTCCAGCCCGTTATCAAACCGCTTGCCGATATGCTTCTGGCAAACCTCCAGCGCCGCATCGATGTACGCCTGTATCAACTTATCTTCGTAATCATCATCAATACGGCAATGCAGCTTTGCTTCATCCAGGGTGATTTCTGCTGTCATTTTTCCGTTCCTGTCTTGCAGAGAATTTCCAGCCGGGTACCTTCCGAATCAGGAATAGGAGGCCCAATAATATTGAGAGTGCTGCCAGCAAACGGGCCAGCAAGCACTTTCAGACGGTTGGCTGCGGTAATATCACGGCGGAAACGCACCCAAACGCGGATCGTCGCTTCGGCAACCTCGGCACCTGACGCCATTAACTCTCGGCCACTGATCCCCTTAACCTCAGCCCATATGGCTTCCCCGTCTTCCCAGACCTGAACAACCTGACCGGACGGCTCCCTGTGGGTAGTGAATACCCGAATAGTGACGCGGCTTCTCAGCCCCCCGGCTCTCATGCGTCACCTTCCTTGCCGTCTTTGCTGATCTTCACTTCCTGCTTCCATGCCTGGCTAAATTCGTCACCACCTTCACGCGGCGGCATCCCCTCGCGCTCACGGGCTTCGTTCGGGTTCATGATCCCGTTCTTAATGCCTCGCTCATAAGTGGCGTAACGCTCGGTAGGTGTGGCGCGGAGAAGGTCAGCAGAGTCAAACTCCACCTGATAGCGGGTTCCCGGAACCGGAGAGGCCACCAGCAACGCAGATTTGATCTGTTGTTCGAAGTTTGCCAGCCACGGGCGCATCGTCATGGTGAGAAAGGCGCGGCTCGCTTCGCTGAAATTGCTGTAGGTGCTGTTGCTGTATTCCTGCAGGAAGATAGGCGACACGTTGAACATGCGGGCAATGTCTTCAATGGTGAAGCGACGGGAGGCCAGCCATTCGGCATCCTGATTGCTCATGCCAAGCTGCTTGTAGTCCATGCCACCTTCAAGGATCGGCGTTTTCCCGGCATTTCTGGCACCTTTGTAGCGCTCCAGTGCGTCCAGAGCCTGTTTGCCCTTCACGCTGTCGAGCCACTCAGCAGTAGTGACCACGCCAGCCGCCATCATGCCATCTTTCATAATGCTGGCACCGTGGCGCTGCTGGGCCAGACCTAACCCCAGAGCCTCACGGCAGGTGGTGATCGGCGAGCGCCCCAGAAAACCATCATCGGTCGAGTAACGCAGGTGCAGGATCTCTTCTTGCAAGTAGGTGCGCACAGCCCCGGTAAACGGCTCAGTAACGGTGTATTTGTACTTATGCTGGCCGATACGCTCAGGAACAACCGCCCCCGGCGCATACGGGTGCAGGGATTGCGGCTGGCCGTCGCGGCCCCACTGGATCACCGCATAGGCGTTACCATTCAGCAGACAATGGCGCATCATCGTGCGTTTAAACTGGTAAGGCGTCTGACAGTCGTTCGGCTGTTCGTTCAGGAGAAAATCTACCGGGTGATTGCTCAACCATTCCCTCGCCTCTCGCCCGTTATCGTTGCGCACACGGTAGAGGTAGCAGGGCATTGTTGCCACCGCCTCACTGATAACTGATACGGCGTTCATGACCGCCGGCAGAGATTCCGCAGTACCCGCAGACACATACTCGCCTGATCCGGTATTTGGAATCCCTGCCATCGCCAGAAATTCATCAATGGTCATGCTGCGCTGCTCAGAGGGTTCAGACTTACGGCCAAACGGCCAGATATTCCACATATCAGAGCCCCGCTAATTCAGCCCAGCGGCGACGGTTATCGCCAGCGCGGCGCAGTTCAGGATGTTGGGAGAAAAGCGAACGGTGCGCGATTTCCACGCCAGACTCAGGATAAGCAGGCATAGAGGTAACGGTAATCTCCCGCAGTTCGGCAGCGGTAACAGTGCGCAGGTATGGAGACTGAGCAATATCCCACGCCTCTTTCAGCGCCCGGAAACCAAAGCTCATGCCGGAGATATCCCCGCGCTCCACCAGCTCCAGCACATCGTTGCCAAGCTGGGTATTCGGCGGGGTCAGTTCGAAGCGCAGCCCGGTATCGTCTTCGGACAGCACCAGCGTGCCGGATTTGGTACGCCCCAGCAGCTGGGTATAGTTATGCTCGTACAGCGCACGCACATCGCTACCGGATGCCAGGCTGTCTTTAAACGCTCCCGGCGCAAACTGCTCGCGGAACTCGTCCCAGATAATTTCTGAGAGACTGTTCCAGCGCACGGCATAGCCCACCAGCTTTTTGTTGCTGGCGCTCACTTCGGAGGTACGGATTTCAAAATCGATTGTTTTCATTACTGGACTCCACAGAGGGCAAAAAGGGGCCGTAGCCCCTTAAACGTCAAATCAGGAACCGGAGCCGGAAAGCTCAAGCACCTTGATGGCGTTGGAGTCCACCACGCCGCCGCCCAGGTATTTATCGGTATGCACCTTGTAGAAACCCGGTTCGGTGATGTTGTCAGGGCGGGTACGCACGCCAGTGGTGTGATCCACGATGAAATAGCCGCGCTTGAAGTCGCCTACCGCGAGGAATGCTTTACCTGCCTCCGCATCCGGCATGGTTTCCAGATACTGAACAGGACGGCCCAGCAGCGTATCGGGAGAACCGGCAACCAGACGATCGCGCCAGATGTAATCCCCGTTGCCGTTTTTCAGCTTTTGCAGTTTGGCTGCGGTGTTGGAGTTCATCACCCATACGGCGTTTTTGCGGTATTTGGCTTTCAGCTTATACAGCAGGTCGATCAGGCCATCAGAGGAAACGTCAGCCGCTTCCATCTTCTCCAGCGTACCGAACGGACGGGTTTTGTCGGCAGTGGCCGCGCGAGGGTAAGACAGGAAGCCTTTGGATTTTTTATCACCGTCGCCGTTCACAAAGTCGCTTTCTTCGGTCGCGGTGAAGGTGTCTGCAATTTCAGAAGACAGCCAGCCCAAAATATCCACCTCGGAGAAGTCGAGAATCTCCTGAGTGGTTTTCGGGTAGGCGTAGATCGGGTTGAGTTTGATATCAACGCGCTCCATCTTCGGCGTACTGGTTTCGGTACGTGCCTCACCTTCGGTACCACGATTAACGGTAGTGCCGCCCACAGATACCAGCTTCTGGTATTCGTTGGTTTTGGTGGTCTTCACCGTTGCGATGGAGCGCATCACGCTATCATCCTGCAACTGGCGCATAATCTCTTTGTCCAGCTCAGGGATAACGGTATAGCCGCCATCAGCCTGCACCAGCGTGGAGAGAGAACGGGTATCACCTGTCATGATGTAGTGGCGCAGCTCGTCGTTGCTTACTGGCTCACCTTCAACGGAAGTACCAGGCAGATTGCGCTGATCGTCGGCGACGGCTTCTAGACGGGTGATTTCAACTTCAAGCGCATCAGCCTGGGCGCGGAGTTCATCGAACTTTTTGCCCTCTTCTTCGTTCAGGCTGCGCTTTTCGGTGTCGGCTTTGTCCAGCATGGAACGCATCTGTGTTTTGAGTGCGGCTTTCTGCTGGCGTAATTCGAGTAGTTTCTTCATGGAGTGGTTTCCGTAACAATTAACGTTGAGACGTGAAACCAGCGCTTGGAGGGGAGGCCGTTAAATCTTTTTCTGCCTCTCGCAGGCTGTACTCGCTACAGCTTGACTTAACGGCCAGTGGCGGCTCACGTCTGAGTGCCACTCTTCAAGATATACATGAAAAATATAAAGAAAACCCCCATCAGAGACAGGGGTAATCACGGGTAAACATGAGTACGAATAATTTACAAAATTTATTTATTCAGCAAATCCCGCATGTTCTTTTCCGGCATATCCTTACGCATTTTCTCCAGATGCGCGATGAGGAGATCCAGCTGTTCGCCATCAGCAGCCAGAGCCATTCCCGTGAACGAATCCACAATGAAGCCGTGAGAATCAATCATCACCACAGCATCTTTATCAAGCGCAGCAGCGTACTCCTTTACTCCCATATCCTGTACGGCATTTTCAATGCCATGCACCTTGCGATGTTCCAGAACATCCTTATAAGTAAACATTTTCTTTGCTCCTTTCAGTCAGAAATCATCTTCATGTTGTGGGCGCTGGTCAAAATCTTCCGACGTATTGTATATTTCCCATCCCGGCGCGGCGGCGGTTGATTGTTTTGCGTCGTCAGTATCAGTTATGGGCTTCCGCCCGCCGCCCGGCCTCACCGTTCTGGCGCTGATCACACTGTCTGCGAGTACCTGATACCCCTGCTGTGCGGTGCCATCCTGCCCCGTCCACTGATTAAGCTGCATATTGCCCGCTACGCTCACAAGGTCGCCTTTAACATGCCGCGCCAGCGCATCAGCCTGCTTACCAAATGCGAGAACACCCAGCCAGAAAGTAGCCTGTCCATCCTCAGCGGCATTACAGGGCAGTGATACTGCCAGCCGCGCCATTGCCATATTTGTACCCTTGCCCGTTGTTCTGGTATTCGGATCGGCCACCAGACGCCCGTATGCTGATATCTGTGCTGTCATTCTAATACTCCCCACAGTTATAAATTAAAATTTGTACCTTAAACTGTCTACCTGTCTACTCTTTGATTTTTTACTTTAATATTCATTATGTTACACGGTAGAGAGTTACCTTTTAAAGTGTCTACTACTGTCTACCAGACTCTCTACCATTGTGCAAAAAACAAACCGAAAGTAGACACGGTAGATACCTTACCAAACACTGTCTACCAAGTGTCTACCCATCTAACCAATTGTTATTTAATATATTATTCATAACAGTAGACACGGTAGACACTTTATCGATAATTTTTAAATTCTACCCCTGCTCACCATTATTATTTCCTGTTGCTGCTGGTAGCCACCCATCAGCATCATCACCTAACAGGACATTTGAGATCGTACGCCCTTTATCCGGCCCCCGGGTGCACTGTTTGCGCTTGTACTCTTTGCCATACTCAGACATTGCCCCCGGCATATCAGTGCCGAACCGCGTCAATGATACGGGTTTACCCAGGCCATGCGCTGACATGTAGGCAAGGTATGAGTGGTACAGATAACGCCTCGGGCTGAATGGCACCATCTCAGCATTGCCAACAATCATTCCCTCGCACTCAACAAGCGCCATCAGGTAGCCGCAAAAATCCACCAGTGAATCACCTTCTCTTTTGATGGCCAGCGCTTCTTCTGATTTCTGCTGCTCATGCAAAAGCTGTTTGGCTTCGTTCTGGCTGGAAAATCGCACAAGAAGATGCCGGATGATTACCGCAAGCTCTCCTTCAATCTTCTCGGCCAGCATCGGATCGCGTTCGTTTTCCGGCACTACCTCGGTGAAGTTGAAAATCACCCGTCGCCGTGAAATACCGCCGCTGCGGTCACTGAACGTCATAGCATTGTTATTGACGGCCAGCACCACCGCCGGGATACGGGTTGAATATGGCGCTTTGTGTTTTGGGTCGATAGCCACCTTATCCCCGCCAGTGATCGCTTTAATCCCTGCGCCGTCGCCAGCGTACCGGGTCATATCAGGCATGATAATTAGCGAATAGCCCACCACCAGCGCCCTTTCCCTTGGGTTCTCCAGCGCCGCCATGCTCGCCGATACGGTGTTGGCCTTGCCCGCCAGCATCGTGCAGATCTCCGCCATAACACTTTTGCCACTTCCGCCCGGCCCCGTTACCTCAAGAAACAGCTGCCAGTCGTACCGGTTCGCCAGCACCATAAACAGAGCAGCCAGTACACGGTCTGCTTTTCGGTCATTATCCGCTACAGAGCGGCGGAGCCATTTCCAGAAGTTCGGCGCATGGGTTGCGAGGGTCTCGCCTTCTGCTGGTTCGCTGAACGGCAGATCACTCGCAACGAGAAGCCAGTCTTTTCGGTTGTGAGGCCGGAACTGTCCTGAGCGGGTATCAAAAACCCCATTGCTGAAACCAATCAGGTTACGGGCTGTTGTACCCATTACCGGAAGTCCCAGCTTCATTGTATCGACTGCTGATTTGATAGCGTTCTGTGAATACGCCACCTCCGCATCGATGTAGATCTGCGCCATTTCTCGCTGCAATTCTTTGTCTGTCAGAGGAACCCATACCACACCGTTGTAATGGTGTACCGTGTCGGAATCTGCATGGATCGCAAGGTCGCCATCGTAGTGAGCCAGCAGGACTTCTCCGCGCTGGCTAGCCCCCATTTGATTAAGTGCAGGTGTAACAGCTTCGTGTTGATTCTCTTTTCCGCCGTCAATTGCCTTGAGTTTTACCACCACCTTCTCGCCCTCCGGCTGGTACATCGAATCATTAAATGCTGCTGCCGCTGCTTCCAGCCCGTGTTGCTGGTGAAAATCATTCCAGTCGGCCTTTCCCTCGGTCTGAGGTAAAGCCACCCAGCCAGAGACAGCTTTAGCGGCATTTTCTGCGGCTGATTTTCCCGTGTTTGGTTCGCCGGGCTTAATATCGTTATCTGCGGCGATGATGATCTGCGCACCCGGGTAACGCTGTCGCATCACCTGCGCAACTGGCAGCAGGTTCCCGGCGTCAATTGCTGCGATAATTGTCGCATCAGGGCGGAACTGCTGAACTGAAAGCGCCGTTGCCAGCCCTTCGGCGATAATCACCGTCTCCGGCGTTTCACCGGAATTAACCACGCAAAAAGAGCCTTTCTTCACCGTGCCGGCCACCAGCCGCTTACTTCCATCTGGCTTAATCACCTGTGCGCCTGTCGTCGCGCCAGCACCGTTTTTCAGCACCAGCAGCAGCGACCCATCGGACAGCATCGGGAAGGGGCATTGAAGCCCCTTTGATGTAAGGTAAGCAGACTGCCCCGGAGAGGCTTTAGCGGTCAGCGCCGCAACTTTCCCGGCGATATCCGTCTGAGGCTTCTCTCTGGCTGGCTTCGGTTCCGGTGTCCGGGTATCACCACCCAGCACAGAGGATACTTTCTGCGCCGCAGCGGTTATGGTAATGCCCTGAGATCTGGCAATGAGATCCAGACCGTCGCCGTGATTTGGCTCGTCACACTGGCGACAATGCCACTCGCCGCCGCCGTGGTCGTCAATGTAGTGAAATCGGTCAGATCCACCACAGATGGCGCATGGGCCGTGACGGCCTTTCGGCGGAACAGTCACCCCGCACTGAGGAAGTAGGCTTTCCCAGCTTCCGGCAGCTTGGCGCTTAACTTCACGGATAATCTCAATTGCGCGGCTCATTGCTGTTCCTCCCTAATGCCATTGCGAGGAAAGACGGCATAGCAACCGTAAATGTCGATAATCTCGTTTCCGCGGCTGAGCCAGTGAGATATTTCTCCCGAATCGGGATGGAACACAGCCACAGACTCGGGGGCAAACTTTAGGGCAAAGGTGATGTGACTCTGCCCTTCTGCAGTCAGTTCACAAAACAGCGGCAATTTGAACTCTCCGCGCTTCCCGTGCCGCGCATCGCTTACAAAGTCATTTTGCACTGGAAGCCTCCCGCGCTTTCTGTAGACGATCTTTGGACTCATGCACCAGGCTGAAAATGGCGGCCACACAGTTAGATTCGTGTTCATCACCTTCGCCGAGGGAGTCCATCCAGATTTCCAGCATAGCCAGAGCCTGATTGCTGTATGCCAGTGCGTCTTCGGCGTGCATCAGGACTTCAAAAGGAACCTGTCTCATTTTGTCTCTCCCATGCGCAGCTCGGCGATTAATGCCCGGTGAATTTCCTGGTTAAAATCACACGCAATAGAAATCAGATTCAGCAGCGTTTCTGAACATTCAGCAGAGGCCTTCTCCAGAATGGTTTCGTAAAGTGATGAAGCCAGCGCTGATTTATATTCGGCCTGCTCCAGACAGATTGGCTCACGCATAGCGAACCTCCTGAACTGGTAGACGGCCAGCGAATACCATCACGCAGCCAGCCGGTGATTGCTCACGGGCTTCGCGTTCGGTGGTAGCTGTGATGTGAATGACGTTGCGACCGATAGCGCTCAGTGCGAGAAAACGCCAGATGTAGGACTTCCGCCCTTGCGGGTGTGTGATATGATCTTTCATAGCTGCCTCGTTATCTAAGCTAACGGTGGTGGTTAGCCCTCGTTCGGTACTGGTAATACCGTTCGGGGGCGTTGTATTTTTAGAGATGCACATGTTAGTGTGTACACCTAACGAGATTAACGATAGATCTATAGGTGTATACATGTCAACAGAAAAAGAGATTATTGTCCGTGATAGCCAGCCTCGCGGTGCGGGTAAATCTCCACCTTTCCATATGCGCATTAGCCCTGAACTAAAAGCGCAGCTTGAAGCAGAAGCGGATCGAGATGGCACCAGCCTTGCTAATTGGTTGAAAGAACTTGCCCGCCGTGAGCTCATCACAAGAGGCATCGAGCCAAAAGGCTGAACAGGATTACTCCCCGTAATGCTGTTTACTGCCGGGTTCTCGGTAGTTTGTCGGTAGACCACCAGCCAAAGGGTAGGATTTGAAATCCCACCCTTTCTCTTTTCCTGAACAGGGCTAATTTCGTTAGCGCTGTGAGGCACTGCCGAAATCAGAGCCTCCCCTCTTAAAGAGGGTTTGTTATCCGACTCGCTCAGAGACAGCTGGTTAACCTCGTAATTTTGAGTTACTACCCTCTCGTAAGCCAAATCTGGATTACGGTGCAAAACTGTACGTTGTTGATTTACCTCGTAGAGCAAAAATGCGCTGCCATTGCAGCTACCGAAGAAATTCGTCGAAACCTCAACTGCATATTGTTGATTTTCCTTGATACATCCTCTAAAGATGATTGCCGAACCTAAGCAGTGTTGATGTTCAGGCGAACCCGAATACTTTTCGTGTTTGTTGCCAGCCGATTCTAACGATTCGTTATAATCAAGTTCCTTCAATGGGTTGCAATGTCCGTACGTTAAACGTACGCGGTTGTTTAAACTCGGCATATCACCGAGTTTGGTTTGCGCGTGCGAATTTCGTCGGCTCAAATTCTGCGCAACCCTGATTGAGTTATGCAAATCGCTTGCGGCTGCCTCATCATGATTTGAGCACCCCCAAACGGGGGAGCGCAGATTTTGAACTCCAGCTCGGATTTTGAATCCCTGGTGATAATTTGACCTCGCCAAAACGGGCGAGTGCAAAGTTTGACCACCAGCGGCAAGCCTGGTAATCTGGCGATGTTTCAGTAAAGCGGTATTGCACTGGCGGCCCGGCATGGCCGCCTTTGTTTTGCCGGTCATACAATAGCCTCCACTTTCAGCCCGCCAGCGGTATACCCCTGAACCCGAACACCATCGACGCGATGACGCTTTTTCGTCAGAAAGCGGATGTGATCTGCGTAGACGTACTGCCATTTACCATCGAGTGCCACACGTTTAAACCACGGATGAGGCTTAGATATGATCTGGACAACTGGCGCGGAAGCCTTGCAGGGCGCGGGTTCTGCTGTGCATACCCCCTTATCGTTACCCGTTACTCTATACAGCCAGTAACTTGCCAGCTTCCCGGTCAATTTACGGGTGCGCACGGGGATATAACCCGCCTCACGCATCGCCTTACCAAAAGTGGCATCGTCCGGGTAATACTGGCGGCGTAGTTCCGTAGATACTGAAACGGCAAAGCTGCGTTTAGTCGGGTATTCCTGCCACTGGCCGACAAATTCAAAAGGAAGACCATTAACCCTTCCTTTGGTCTTGTCCTTGCCGCTTATCCCTACATCATGGTCTGCCTCATGCACGGACACGCCGGAACGCAGCCACACCAGCCCGTTACCGTTGTGGCGCAACCCCAGATCGGCAAGCGTAAATTCACCGCGATTAATGGGCGACCAGTCACCGGAAATAACCTGTTTACGGTTCGCTGAAATATCGTGCTGGCTGGCTACAGGGTGAGCGAATCCCTGCCCGTGGAGGGCATTAATCTTTTTCATCTCAGATTACCTGTGGTTAATTAAGCAGATTTACGGCTGTATGGGTTATTGACGTTCTCTACTGCTGGCGGATTACGAACCCACCAGAGCACATCCGAAAGAAGCCAAGCACAGCTATTGCGGCCAAAGTGACAGCGCGGAGGGAAGCGCCCCTGCTGCTCCATCTTCCAGCGGCTGGAACGGGAAAGACTGGTGATCTCGCTGCATTCATCTTCACGGATTCGGCGATCAAACTTAAAGCCGTACTCTTCTAAAAGGGTGCGGCGCTGTTCAGGATTTGGCGGGGTAAAGGTTATATTTTGCATGCTGCCTCCACTGTTTCAATGTTATGCGAAGAGATTAGTGGATAAACGACCAGCATTTCCATTGATTCTGGAATCCTTTAAAAGAACACGCAATTCCATTGAAAGATAGAAATTCCATCAAGATAACGCTCCCCTGTTTAAAACAGTTTCCACAGTAATTTCAACGGCTGTCTCGAGAGAAAAAATCATGAATTTCAATAACTCGCCGAAGATCACCGTTCTTTAACGATTTGATTCACCTTGGATTGTTCATAACAAAGATGAACAATGATGAACGCTGATGAACAGTGATGAATAACCATGAACAAAGATGGAAAAAGTTAGCAAGTAATGACCTAGTAGGGACCGTGGATGGAGCTAGGTATTGTTAGGTGCTGTCGGGTGCCGTTACGTGTCATAACGTGTCATTACGTGTCATTACGTGTCGTTGAATGCTGTTGAATGCTGTTGAATGCTGTTGAATGCTGTTGAATGCTGTTGAATGCTGTTGAATGTAACGGTAATACACATCAAATATAACAATTGAATCTCCTTGGCGATCATAGAATCGCCAAAAGCTCCAACAAATATAATTAATTAGTATTTTCACATGAAATATAAATAATACCTACTAACACTGCAAAATAATATTCATTCCGTATAATAAATCGAATTTAATGCCTTTCGAATTTTCTCATATATTGCTGATTTAGATAATCCAGTTTTAGATATACCTTCCTCATCAGCTAATTTATATAGTTCGTTTAAAATAGCCGAGATGCTTGGTTTTTTAGAGGTGCCAAACGAATGGCCTATCTTATGTGCTATAAGCTTGACCAGCATCCCCATTAATTTATCATTATATTCCTTTTCATCTTCTTTACGATGCAAGCCGCGTTTGCTGCTTTTCAATGCAATTCCGACCTGTAAAAGCTCATCCCCTCCCATAGCATAAAGATGCTCTTTTCCTTTGTTTTGATTAGCAATTATAGCCACCGCCGCAAGGCATCTGTCCTTTATGGGTTGTGGTGTAATATCTTCATCAATAAGAGGATATGCCAGAGCAAACATATAGTCTGCGGGATAGGCTGTTGAGTTTCCACCTCGAAATAATTTAGATGCTGATAACCATCTACTCAGTTGTCGATAGTATATATTGTAAGCTTCAACTTTCGCTTCAGGGATATCAGCAGTTTTAACTGTCGGATCTACCCCACACATAAGTAGTGCAAGTTGTTTAATATTTAGCTCCGGGGCTTTGGCTTCTCGCTCGAAAATACCCAATTTTAGAAAACTAGTCATTATTCAGCCTTATTCAACAAAACAATGTTAGTGAATCCACCTGATAAAATATCAAGTCTGTCATACCATTTATTCAGCGCATCCAGTTTCTCAGGCAAATACAGACTACGGTTATAAATCGCCATGACTCCCGGCATTGAGTGCCCCAACAACTGTTCGACAACGTGTGGTGCTATACCCATATTATTCATATGCGTTGCTAAAGTTCGTCTTAGATCGTGCAGTGTCCATGGTTCAGAATGCCCCAGCTTTTTATAAACGCCGCGGCCCCACTGACTTACCGCTTCACTGCCTTTAACCGACCCAAGCAAAAGGCCGGATCGTTTCGTTTCATCATGCAGTATTTCAATGAATTTGCGCATGGCATCCGGCACAGGTCTTACAATCTTCTCGCCGCCCTTGCTGTGCTCTTTGGGAACTGTCCAGACCCAGGCATCCATATCCCATTCACTCCACTCTGATAGCCTGGCCTCCTGCGTTCGGCACCCAAACACCATTAGGATTGTCAGTAGCCTGGTGTAGTAAGGCATGAAGCAAGTGCCAGAGGAAATGGCAGCCCATAAATCGCCAGCCTCTTTATCGTTTAATACCCGGTCTTTTTTTGCCTGTTTTTTACCGACATCTGGAATTGTTAAATCTTCAAGCGCGGTACTCACAGCATAGCGACGAACCCGGCAGAATTTCAGGGCTTGTTTGCACATCTGGAACACATAACCTGCGGCGACTGGAGTTTTCTTTTTCATCCTGTCAAAGCAGTCAAGCCAGTATCGGGTTTCGCAGTCAATGAGGGCCATTTTCCCAATGTAAGGGTAAATATGTTTGCGTAGCTCCGCTTTATGCCGCTCAACGTTCGCGCGATTTTCTTCCGCATATTCGCGTATCCAGTATTCGATAGCTTCCTGCACCGTGACCGGTTTAAGCGTTTCCTGAGTAGTTAGCGCCAACTGGTGCTTTGGGTCTTTACCAGAGGCCAGCCACTGACGACATTTATCACGCGAGGAACGGGCCTCTTTGAGACTCATATCAGGGTAGCGTCCCAGAGTCAGCCGATGCAGCTTCTGCCCGTCTAGTCGGTAAGTGAACACCCAGCTAATGCCACCAGCTTTCGTTACCTTAGCGCTCAACCCGGCACCATCAGCATAAAACTCAATCTTACTGGCCGGGATGCCATGTAATCCCTTTAACTTCCTGTCGCTCAGTTTGTTAAGTTCGCCAGCCATAGACCACCACCCAGCCCAAAGTGTTTATACAAATGTTTATACATAATTGCTTGCATAATAGCATAAACAACAAAAAGCACTGGAACAATATACAGCCATTATTTATCATAACTGATTGATTTTAAATAAAATACAAAAACCTCCTCAAAGCATGAAAACGGCTAATCTGACAG